TTTGTGCCCATTTAGTGCTTCACCCGCGCAAAACTGTACGCATCCGCCCCGCTGGCGTAGTAACCGTGGTGGAGCCCTTCTTTCGTATAGCCAAGTAGCTTATACCACTTGGCTAGCTCCGGTCGATTTTGCACCCGAGCTACCGGCACAATGCACTGCAGCCGGTGAGCCTCACCACTGCGAAACATGGCATCCATAGAGCGCCGGCAGACGCGAGTCACTACGAACCAATGGGGGTCCCATGCTTCGGGGGTGGTGAGCAGAAAATCCTGCCATACCCCACGACGCTGCGGCACGAACCCACCAATCACGATGGGCTCGTCATCCGACTTGATAACCCACTTCGGGCCGGGCGTGCAGAAGTTGCCAACTGCTACGCCGTCGATATCGTAGGGCTCGCCGCTAGCCGCCGCGACCTGTGCGCGTTCGTCTGGTGGCATCCGTGCCGCGACTTTGAGGAAGTCTAGCATGGTTGGATTGTTATATACCGTAATCATCCCGTCGCTCCACCAGCGCTTTGGTTGGTGTTGATGAAATACATACTTGACGCTTCCCAGCTCCACGCCTGATTGCCGGCGAAAGTCAGGATTACCGAGTAGCTTGGCGAAGTCACCGGTATGGGTATCGGGGTGCCCGGTATGGTGTCCGCCGCCGCGATCGTGTAGGGCGCGGTGACCGAGCCCGAAGTAGCAAAGCCCGCGTTGTCGCAAAACGACGTGGGGTCAGCTTGGTTGTAGCCAATCTGAATAGTTACCTGACCGTCGCCAACGAGGTCTACCCCTTCTAGCGACTTGTTGATACCCAAAGGCCCAAGGTCCACATAGGGCCACTGAATCACTCCCTTAAACTGGACGTTGGCCCCGCCGAAGTCGTCAACAAGGGTGTCTTCATCGTACTGCCACACCAAGTTGCCGGCTGTGCGCATGTACAACAGGCCGTTGTTGAGTGTCCAATCGGTAATCACGTCGGGGAAGATGTAGCGGCTCCACGTCTTGAGCCCCGCACCGTTGACCGTGAAAACGATAGCTTCAGGCCCGAAGAAAAGCATGTACTGCCCGCGACCGGGGTAGTACAGGGAAAGCGGATCATAGAGCGCCGCCTTGATCCGCGCTTTCACCAGCGGGTCAACGGGCTGCCCGGAGCTACCAACCTGTAGGTTGGCCGTTGCGCCAGCGGTGCCGATGTTGCGCACCCCGACCTCAGTTAATATCAGAAGATCGTTGGCGACAGACTGCGCCGAGCGTGTATAGATGGAGCCGATGGGCTCCGCGTCGAGTAGCGACATATTGGCCGGGTCAGGGTCAATCTGCCACATCTGATATCCGCCCGAGTTGAACACCATCAGGTTGGACCGGTACAGCGCGAGCACCGCTACGGGATTGTTTCCGTAGGTGTTCAACCCCGTTGGCAGGTAGCCGGCGTTGTTGGCCGTTGACCAGTCGGTGGGGTCCACCGCTGCAGAGTACGACGTAATGTCGTTATTGCCGGCGAACACGTGCGACGCGCCCGTGATAACCGCTTTGGTGTTTGGGTTGTTCGGGTCAGCTATGTGCCGGTCGATCGCCTGCCATGACATGCTCGTGTTGGTCACGTGCGCGTCTTGGGACGTGTAGGTGCTGGAGTCGTTTACCGAGTTGCCGATTGTAGTCGGCCAAGTCGGCTCTACCGAGCCCGACAACATGATGGGGATTGCCTGCCACGTGATAATGGACGTGCCAATGGCCTTCCACGTCACCCCACCGTCAACCACGGTGTTGCCCGCGATCGTGGGCCAAGTCGGCTCTGTGGAGCCCGAGCTAGCCGGCGAGCTTTGGATAGCCTCAAATAGAAAGTTGGATATGCTTGCCGGTGTCTCAAGGTTCCACGACACGAGGTCAGCGTAGCCGTCGTTCTTGCTCGTCGTGCCGCTCGCGCCCCATATCGCAGCACGCACGTGCGCAGCTCCAGCGGGCGCGCTCGCGGTAACGGAGGTCAGTCGGTAGCCGCCGCCTTCCTGATTCGCTGACTGGACCTCGCTTATGAAGGTGTCGCTGGCGTCGTAAAACCGAATCGCCATGCGCATCGAGAGATTGGCACCGTTGTTGTTCGGGTTGAGGTAGCCCGTCACTGTGACACTCTGCCCCGGTGAGCAGGTGGCAAAGTGCGTCATCACAACCTCAGAGCCGGCCGTTGTGAACCCGGCCGGAAACTTCACGCACTCGTTGCCCTGATACGGGTTGACCGTGGTGAATGCCCACGAGCCGTTGAGTACCCAATTGCCGTCGTTGCCCGCCTCGAAGTCGCCGTTGGGGATCGCGTTTACGAAAGCGCCTTGGCTCGTGCTCGGCTGCACCACTGCGCCTGGAGCGTACAGCGTTCCGGGTGCCCACGTGGTGACGGTGGTCGCCGCCGTCGTGGGAAGGGTAGTGGTTGACGCCGTAGCATTGCCTGAGTTGGCAATGGTGTCCGAGTTACCATAGCGGTCGGTAATGTTAGAGCCCAACGGCGTGTTGGAAGAGGTCGAGCCGCTTTGCGTCGTGCCGGCGTCCGTTGACGAGGTATCGAAGTCGCCAAACTCTTGGACCACCCCACCGATGGTTGTCGGCCAATTCGGCTCAGTCGAGCCCGTGTGCGGCGTCGTGCCTTCAACCGCTACAGCTCGGTAGGCGAAACCCGTGTAGACAGTAGGCTCAACAACCGTTCCAGCCGCGATGGAAATTTGGGGCTGCCAGGAAGTTGGGCGGCATTGCGCGCACCGCCTGATACGCCAGCCCGTTGGGCGACGCAAGCGGGGTAACGATATTGCCGGTTTTGTAGACTGTGTTAGCCTTCCAAGTCCCGTTGCTTTGCAACCAGTAGTGATATACCGAGTTGTCATTGAATTCCGCCACCACGTAGGGAAACTGCATCAGCGGTTGCGCGTACCAAATTTTCTTCAGCCCAACAGCCGGGTTTACCGGGTTGACTAGCACGTTGCACAGGAAGCCCGCCGGCACCGATTGCACGGACGTGGCAAACACGTTGAAGATGCCGTTTATAGCGATGAGCCCAACCGTGCTGCTGGTGAGCGTAGCCGTGCGTATGGTGCCCTCGCGAGGCACAATCGTACCTTCCTGTGTGATGTACGCATTCTGCAGGTCGTACAGAGAGCTAGGGCTAGCCCCACCCTTCACGCGGAGCCGGTTGATACCCTGCTTCAGGTTGTGTAGTTCAATGGGACGCATTAGCCGCTCGCGTTGTCCGTGAACTGGATAAGGGTCGGGCGTACCGCTGGCGGAACCGCGATCGTGCCCGGAATGTACTTCTTCGTTCCGTGGCTCCCCGCGATGAGCTGCCGGCGATAGGCGTTGGCTTGAGACTCGATGTTGTTGGCGTCAGCCTGACCGTAGTGCGCCTTCGCGTTGGCGAGCGCGTGAAGAAACACCAACTCCGAGTCAATCGTTGTGCTGTCCGAATCGTTGGCGAACGTCAGCAAGCCGAAGTGCGCCTTGAACCACATCCAGTAAGTTTGGTCCGGTGCGGGGTATACCTCGATGCACTGCCGAATCTCGTAGCGCGCGGGCCGCCACGGTTTCGTTATCATCGTGTAGAGCTGCGGCTCGATACCCTCAATGAGCGGATACCACACGTTGCGCGTGTCCTGAATGCCCGCCCACTCGATGTTGCGGGTAACGTCCATCGTGTAGTTGCAGAGAATATCCTCGTCATTGTCCTTGATTGAGTAGAACCGTTGGCCGGGAATGATCTTCCAGCGGAACAGCCGCCGCGTATGCAACTGCGTGTACCGCTTGTAAAGTAACTTCTGCCCGCTAATTAGGAAGTCATTCAGAAGGTCAGCCATGCCCGGCGGCGGGTTATTCTTCTGCGCAGCGTAGCCTAGCCGCACCATCATCCGGGCGCGGAGGTTCGCCAACGTATCCGTTGGCACAACATCGTCCATGCAGGCGCAATTGTAGCTGACCGGATCAAACGGATTCGGGAAGTCCCAAGGTAGGGTTTCGTTGGCGTTGCGGGTGATGGCAACGGCCAAAATCCACTGCGCCGCGTTGGGCGTGGACGTGCCGCCGCCCGACGTAACGTTGATGATGAAACCCGTTGCGCCATTCAGCGAGACCTGAATTCCGCCACTCTCGTTGATGATGGCCTGCGGCGTGCCCTCGCTACCGACCTGTGCGCTATGGACCGTAGTCCCGCCATCGGTGGAGTAGGACACCACGGGGTAGCTGCCGTCGCCCGAGCGCTGCAAAATCGTCCAAGTCAACTCGCAGGTGCCAGTCAGTAGCGTGGTATCGCCAACGAACTGAATCTGACCGCCGGTCACCCCTGCAACGTTGCCGTACCAGTAGTACCGACCGTCAGAGTTGATGGGCGTTGGAAATGTGGTTGTCATGATGGCTCGTTTATCCCTAGCGGTAGATTGTACTCACCCGGCGGCACTGGCGCGTCTTTGCCAACCTGCACAGCCTGAAACGCCAGTTGGAAGCGAAATTTGATGTTCATATACGCTTGCACCATCTTGCCCCAGGGCACGGTGCCAAGCGTGTACTCCACACCAAAGCGGTCGCGCTGCACTCGCATGAAGATCGTTGACCCCCGCACATACAGCAGAATAATGTCCGACGCCGCCAAGTTGATCGGGCGCAGGTCGTCCACCGCAGAAAAAATCCGGTCATACTTCGCGCTCGTCGGGAGCTGCGTAGTGGTGAACTGATTCGTTAGGGTGTTGAACCAGTAGTAGAAAGCCGTACCCGCTGCCGTCACGTAGCCGATAAAGGGCCGCGCATTCTGGTCAAACGCGAGCGATACCCATATTGCGTTGGTGTTTGGGAGTTGGATAAACTCCGGGGTGTTCGGCGCGGACAGATAGATATGAGTACCGTCGGAGCGGCAAACCCAAACCTGATAGCTCAGCCCCTGACTCGCGTTGCCGATCGCAATGCCGCCGGGGTGTACGTCCTGCATCCCGTGCGAGCGGTTGAACCGCGTGAGCGTACGCGGAGCCTGAAAGGGTGCAGGCTCCGGCGTAGTGGACAGAGTATTATTTGGGAGCGACAACTTAGGGTCCCCTTACCCATTGGTTGGTGAAGTTGAGCGTGAGCACGTGCGAGCTATCCTTGGGGATAGCCGGGCTGACACCCCACTGATACCGCCCGCGCGAGAGCTGGTTCACACCGAAGAGCAGCTCGCCGGCCGTCACGCCACCCGAGACGTTACCGTTGGTTAGGCCCCACGTCGCGCTCACTGCCCACGAGGAAGTGCCGTTGGTGTAGCCAGTATGCCCCGCGCTGCCCGCACCGGACCTCGTGCCTGTAATCGTCCCGGTGATCGCCCCGAGCGCACCGTTGGAAACCACCAACGAGCTGAAGTTACCGCCGCCCGGAC